AAACTATACCTACCTATGGCACAGAAAGTCCCCTGTTCATAGAAGATCTGTTGTTGCTAGAAAACCGCGACAGGGTATATGATCCTGATGTTTTTGTCATGCGTGGAGTCTACCGAACTCAAGACATAGATTTTGATCTCACCCAGTTTGGCTTGTTTTTAAACGGTGATACCCTGTACATCACCTTTCACTACAATGACATGATCGACACCCTGGGTCGCAAGCTCATGGTAGGCGATGTGATTGAGATACCCAATCTCAAAGATTATCATCCCTTGGACCGCACCATACCTTTGCCCTTGCCCAGATACTATGTGATTCAGGATGGTAATTTTGCCAGCGAAGGATTCAGCCAGACCTGGCAACCACACCTGTGGCGCATCAAGGCCACTCCCATGGTCAATGCTCAAGAGTACAGCCAGATTATCGATCAGCCATTTATGCCGGAAAACATCTGGGATCCGGGCAACTTTTATCCTGCAGGCGAAATTGTCAACAACGGTGGTGTCTACTATCAGGCGGCCCAAAACGTTCCTCCTGGAACCGACATAACCAACACTGCATACTGGACCTTGATAGAAAATCCCGCTACCGTGGGCGACAGGATGAGCACTAGACCCAAAGACTTGGCCATCAACAATGCATTGTTATTACAAGCTCAGGCAGATGTGCCACTCAGTGGCTATGATGTTACTAAATTTTATATTTTGCCCACTCAAGCAGGACAACCGGCTGGTGCCGGACTCACTGCTGATCAGACAGCGCCCACAGTAGATGGCACTCAAGGTGGCGAAGGCATTACACCCAAGAGTTTTGGTTACACCATGGGTTATCTCACCGGTGATCAATATGCGCCCAATGGACTGCCTGTGGTTCCGGGCGTGAGCTTTCCACCCAATCCTGTGGCCGGCGACTATGCGCTGAGACTGGATTATTTCCCCAATCGCTTGTTCCGATACAGTGGTAGCCGTTGGATCAAGATCGAAGACAATGTGAGAACAGATCTGGATCTGGCCCAAGGTGCTTTAACACAACGTGCCAGCTTTGTAAACAATACCTACACTGTGCCCACAACCGATTTAGGCAACATACCCAGCCGCCAGAGTCTCAGCCAAATCTTAGAACCTCAAGCTGACAACGGTGACCAAGGCGGCAACCTACCACCCAATCCAAGACCACCAGGCAGATAAACATGGCACAATTTTTTTACGACGAACAGATACGCAGATTCCTATTGCAGTTCGCTAGGATATTCTCAAACTTCAGTGTGGCATATGGACGCAATCAAGCCGGTGTCGACGATACCCTGGTGCGTGTGCCTGTGCGCTACGGTGACAGCAGCCGCCAGGCACAAACTATCATACAGGAAAATTCTGCCAACAATTTGCCATCTACACCCTTGATGACTTTTTATATAACAGCCATGGAGTATGATCGCCCCAGGATGCAAGAACCTTATTTTGTCAGCAACATACAGGTCAGGCAAAGGACCTACGATGCCGATACTGACACCTATGAAACCACACAAGGCAATGCCTTTACCATAGAGCGGCTGATGCCAGTGCCTTACAAACTGACTATAAATCTGGATATCTGGACCTCCAACACCAATCAAAAAATGCAGATCCTGGAACAGATAGTGGTGTTGTTTAATCCAGCCTTGGAAATACAGAGCACCGACAACTACATAGACTGGACTAGCCTGACTGTGTGCAATCTAGAGAGGGTGAACTGGAGCAGTCGTGTCATTCCCATAAATGCTGAAAATCCCATTGATGTGGCCACACTGACATTCAGCATACCCATCTGGATAAGCAGCCCAGCCAAGGTCAAGAAACTGGGCGTGGTTGAGCGCATAGTGGCCAGCATATTTGATGCCAATGGTGATGCCAGCAATGCCATCCTGGACAATGATCTGCTTATGGGCACACGACAGGTGTTTACTCCGTATGCCTACCAGGTGTTGTTGGTGGGTGGCAAACTGCAGGCCCTGAGACCACCGCAGGTCATAGATCAACCCAACACCAGTCTGGCGCCGCCAGAATCGCCGCCTAGCAACCTGTTATGGTCAGCAGTGGTAGGTGAATTTGGTGTTCTAAGACCGGGCATCAGCTACATCAAACTGGAACAGGCCGACGGCACTGACGTAATAGGCACCGTGGCCTTTGACCCCACCGATGACAGATTCCTGTTGTTTACCTTGGATCCAGACACTGTGCCTGCAAATACTCTGGCGTCTATCACAGCCGTGATCGATCCTTTGCGTAGTGGACCGGGTGCAGGTCTGGTTGCTGCCGCCTTAGGGCAAAGATATCTGTTTACCCAGGCCACTGGTTCCGATGATGGTTACGCCCAAGCCTGGGCAGGAACACAGGGTCAACCCTTGGTGGCCCGAGCCAATGACATTGTGGAATATAATGGTACCCAGTGGCAAATAAGTTTTGACTCAACCTCAAGTCCAGATAATATACAGTATGTCACCAATGAAACCACAGAAATTCAATATCGCTGGACCGGTTCGGCCTGGATCAAATCATATCAGGGTCTCTACCCCGGAGGCACATGGAGTCTAGTGTTGTAACTGCTGTGGGGGTGTGGTTCTATGCTGTCAGCACCCGCCGCTATCTGTATCTCATGCGAACCGATGCCAAGCATCCGGGCACCTGGGGCCTTCCTGGCGGTCGGGCAGAACCTGGAGAAACCTTGTTGGCAGCCATGACCCGTGAATGTCGAGAAGAAATGGGATCTGTACCCGACTATGTAAAACTGTTGCCCTTGGAAAAATTTACCACAGCCGATGCTGGCTTTGAATATCATACCTTTTTCTGTGTAGTTGACCAGGAGTTTCGTCCCAGACTCAACGATGAACACGCAGGCTATGCCTGGATTGATTCGGGCACATGGCCCAGACCCATGCATCCAGGCCTATGGAGCACCGTAAATTTTGAAGCTGTGCAACACAAGATCCAGATCATTGAAAACACAGTTCAAATGTCGCAGTAACTGATAAATTCACGGTAGCTCATACTGTTAGAGTTAGAACAATCCAACCAGGCATCATACATGGCGCTGGCATGTCCTACAAAATAGAATCGTACTCCGGAGTAGGTCTGTACAATTTGGCTGATCTGATTGTGCCAGGTATCATTTTCCACAGGCGTTTCCTTGTTGTAGCCCAGCAAGAATATTTCTTGATGACCATCAAATGCAGCTAGGCGCACTATGCTGGCCAGGTCTAACAAGGCCGGAGCCGGGGCCAGTGGTATAAGATACAGTTCACCAGGATAGGACAAGCATTGTCGGGCCGTGCTGTACACTATGTTTTTTTCTGTGTAGCCCAATGATTGAAGATCTGTGAGTTGATTGGCACGTGTTTCTACAACAAAGTCCAGGCGCATGGTTGCCGCGATGTCACCGGTGCCATAGGTTTGTAGTTTTTTGGAGCCCAGCAAGCCTCCACGATGTCGCGCCAGTCGGCGGTGGTCAAACTGCCAGGCATCCAAATCGCTGCCTATGCAGGCCGCACGTCCGCTGATGTGGTGATTGGCAATAGGATTGTCTATCCACTCTCGAGTCTGTGTTTTTTTGCCGCCGCTCCAGCGTGTTTCTGTTATCACAAACTCGCCGGCATAGTCTGTTCTGTATCTGGCTTGCATTGAGTCAAAATCCTGTGGTGTAAATGTTGTAAAATATGTTGGCGCTGAGGTCAGTGGTCTTGGGTATGGTGGCGGTACTGATGCGCACTTCCATGACATCACCCCCGCCCTGTTCGCCCATCTGCATGCGTATGGGATAATAGGTGCCTGAGATCAAGGCCGCTGTGCCACTGCGTTCAGTGGGCCCATGTAGGCCGCCGTTGTTGACCGTGGCATTGGCCGTGGTGAATCCTGACAGTGCCGTGGCTCCAATCCAGAGATAGCTGGCATCATCACTGGTGGTAAAAAAGGTGTAGGTTTCTGTGGTGGTGGCTAGAAAATAACCCAACCACTGAACGCTGAAGTTGTCACCGCTGTGTCCGTCCTCTATGGGGCTGGTGTTGACACTTTCTGCCACCTGTGTGGCTGTGGCAAAAAAATTTACGTTGTCGGCAAAATAACCTGTGTACCTGCGTCTATACAAACCATTGGCATAAGGCAAGTCTCCCAAAAACATGCCGCCGCTCACTGTGCAACCGTTCAAGGACAAGGGCACTAGAACCTCCCTACAGCTACTTCTATGGTTCCTGTGGTACCACTGGGGTAGTCTTCCAGAGCTTTGCCAATGATACAGCCAGGTTCATACTGTGTAGGATCCAGACGTTGTGCATGTCCCACTACATCACTGGCCACCAGGCGATCGCCTTTGGCAACGGGACCTTGGACTAGACAAGGCACACGCCCGGTCAAGCTGACCATGGCTGTGTGGTCACTGACCAGACCGTCGTTCATGATATAACTGGGCTGTGTACTGACTATGCCGGCCACCCTGGGGCTATGGCTTGTGGTAGTGGTCGTGACTTCTTGGTCGCCGCCAAACTCCAGCACAGTGCCGGGCGCATAGTCTGCGTCGGCCGTGTATTTTTCTGCCAAGTCAGCGTATTGTGCTGAACTAGCCAGGGCAAACACCTGGTTGAAACGAGTGGCTGAGGTGCCAATGTTGCCCACGCCATTGGCGTTGGTGTTGACGATGTTGCCGCAACTGACGTTGCCTGTGCTAACTGTCAGGCTTGTACCAGTCAACGCGGCACCTGTAACGGCTCCTGTGGCACTGATAAGTCCGGTGATCAGTGCGCCGGTGCTCTGTATCACCAACACATTGGCCGTGCCCGCGGCACTGGTAGTCACATTGCCATTGGCAAACACTCGCACATTTGACGTGCCCGAACTGATGCTGTTGGAGCTCAAGGCACTGATCTGTGCTGTGACATAGGCCACAGTGGCTATGTTGGAGCCGCCCACTGTGATGGCATCATGTACTCGCAGGGTACCATTGGTGGTATCTACAGTGATTTCTGCCAAGGCACCGGTAAATGCTGCATTTTGTGCATTGGTTCCGCGTCTGTATTGTACTTGTGAGGCCATTTTGAGTTCCTATAGGGTATTTATGTCACTATGGCACGGTCTGTAACC